TTATAAATTTGGCTTAAAATATTGCGTATAAATAGAAACCGCTTGCTCTTTTAAGATGCCTTTAACCACTTCAGGTTTAAAGGGGCTTTTGTCAAAGATTTCATCACTCCCCAACATAATATTAAAACCGGCAATCTCGGCTAGTTCATCATGAGAAAGACTATAAACCATCCGACCTAATTGGCTCCATACCATTGCACCGGAACACATACAACACGGCTCACAACTGGTGTACAGCGTATAATCGGATAAATCCATGACTTTATGTTCAGAACAATACTGGCGTATGAGACCCAACTCCGCATGATAGGTTGGGTCACTTTCAGTATGAATATGATTTTCACCTGTCATAACGACTTGGTTATTTTTAACTAATACTGCACCAAAGGGTTCATTGCCATTTTTCGCAGCATCCGTTGCCAAAGCCAAAGCTTGCGTCATAAACTGAATATCTAGCGCATTTTGCTGCTCATTGTTGTTAAGCTTATTTTCCATATACACACCTTTTATGCATAAATTAATTTAATTTTAAAATAACCTAAATAGGTTATATCAAGTCTAGTTATGAATTAATACAAAATAACCTGCGTGTGCACAATTTCCTTGCACATTTGGGAGATGCAAAACATTTGCCCATGTTTTGTTAGTACAAGGGTGCTACTGAAACTATCAAGCTTAAATATATGAAAAGGATTTCAATAGATTCAATCTTTAGGTCACCAAAAGAATTGCAATATCAATCACATAATTTCAAAAAACCAGTAAATATACGAATTAACAAGAAATGAAAAGCTGAAATGAATTACAAAAGTATTTAGGGGTAATTAGCGTGATATGCTTTAGAAAAACAAAAAAGCCACTTACGATGAAGTGGCTTAATGCGCTGATTTAACAGCTAAAATTTGGTGGCCCCTGCTGGACTTGAACCAGCGACCAATCGATTATGAGTCCTTTAAATCACCCATCAAAAACAATGATTTACTTTATTTTCAATTGGTTAATTAACGAATAAAACCGAATAAATACGATGATTGGGTTTCTGTGCTGCCATTTTGCTGCCATTATTTTATTTTTTGCAGCGGGTTAAACTCTATAGCTTCTGAAAGGTGATTAGGTGAAAAGTGCGAATACCGCATTGTCATTTTTATATCGGTGTGTCCTAGTATTCTTTGTAAAACTAATATATTTCCACCGGACATCATAAAGTGAGAAGCGAAGGTGTGACGTAAAACATGAGAAGATTGCCTTTCTGGTAGTTCAATTTCTGTTCGACCAAGAGCCGAACGGAATGCAGAATAACAGGATTTAAATAACCGAGCATTCCCCTTACCTTTGGGTAATTCGTTTGCTAATTCATCACTAATTGGAATAGAACGATTACGCTTACCTTTTGTCTTCGTATATGTAATTGTATTATTTCGAATCTGTGCTGCTGTCAGATTTTCAGCTTCTGACCATCTAGCACCTGTTGCAAGACAAATTTTAACGACGTGAATTAAATCCTTGGATGTGCTTTTCTCACATTCTGAAAGTAATAACCTAATTTCATCATCATTAAGAAAAGCCATTTCTTGTTCATCGGTTTTATATGAACGAACTTTTGCCAGCGGGTGTTCTTTTGCCCATTCATCCAGTCGAATTAATTCATTGAACATTGCCCTAAAGTAAGCTAGTTCTAAATTAACCGTGCGTGGAGTAACAGTTTTTAATCTATCTGTTCGTGTAATTTCACCACTCAAACGCTTTTCACGATATAGGGAAAAAATCTTGGCATTAAACTCAGTGGCGAGAGGGTCTCCCATAGCTTCACAGGCAAACATCATTAAAGATTTACGCTTTTCACCATCACCTAGCGTCACACCATGAGCACGAAACCAAGTTTCAACTAATTCGGTAAGCTTGCGTTTATCTTGTTTTTCACCAAGCCAAGGCTTATCTTGTGATTCATCAAGAATATGACGCTCAAATGCAATAGCTTCACCTTTAGTTGTGAAAAGTTTTCGAACTCTTTTTCCATCTCGGCCATTAGGAAAACATTGAACCAACCAACGTCCATCAGGCTGTTTTTTCACTGTCATGACAACCCCAAATTAACGATGGTCAGTAAAGTCACCTGTATCTAAAAAGTCACGAAATTGTGTTTCACTTAAGATAATAACTCCCATTTTACGAGCTTTATCCATCTTCATTTGACTTGCGTTGTACCCATAACAAAGTAATTTTAAAGCCTTAGTTACTGATTTTCTAACTTCCATGCCCGCATCACTAGCTAAGCTTTCTAGCGCTGACTTATCCTCTTTTTTAAACCCAGTGAAATGCACATCAAAAGTTTCAGCCTTGGGTTCCTTTATTTTAAAATCACCACATTCGATCATGCCATCAATGAATGATTGCGCTTCATCTAAGCTATCGAAATATTCAATTACACGATCTTTTCTAAAAGTTTTAAGCTTTCCCTTTTCATCAGGGTTAAGGCTTATTCCTTGAATATATGTTTCATTATGCGATATATCATCAATTGCCTGTACTGATATTATTTCCCTTGAATTAATATACACAAAAATTAAAGCCTGCTTCATAACGTAACCTTATTGATTTTCAATAATAGTAACTACTCGACCAATAATAGAAATATCTTTTAAATCACAATCAAAAGCCATACCAACGCCGGATATTCGGACTCGTTGCATTGGCATTCTAGTGAGTTCTCTAATGCTTATTTTATCATCAATGCGAACTAACCATTTACCGTCGTATACCTCGCCAAATTTGCGGTCAACAATAAAATAATTCTGTCCATCTTGAACCATAATTGGTTCGCTAGGAAAAGGTGCACCTTGTTTGAATAAAACTTTATCAAACATAGCTATACCAGCATCGAATTCCTCACCATCAATAATTTTGTATTTTTTAAAACGAAGTATATCTAACTCTTCATCATCAAATTTTTTACCTTGCCCTGTAGCAAGCCATTCAAGACTTACGCCAGTTTCAGCAACGCACCTTACTACTAAATCCGCAGGAAAATTATCTCTTTTATATCTCCCCGCAAGACTGCTAGAAGCCATTTCAAAATGCTGAGCCAACATTAGTTTGGAGCCAAACCCATAAGCTTCAATAATACGGTCGAGAACTGGCGCGCTCTCGCCAAACATTTCTAAATGAAATTTTCCCATAGTCATACCGCCCACATTCGCAAAAAGCTACAATAAACTTGACTTGTAGTTAAATACGAAATAGACTCGCCTCATGTTGTAGTTTTATACGAATAGAATCGAATAAAAACGGATAAAACCTAAATAGGAGATTTTGCACTATGCGCCCTAATATTACAATCACCATTACTGAGCCTTACCTCACTATAGAAGCCTACTGTGAAAGGTTTGGCATGGCTAAAAGTACAGTTACTGACATGATTAAAGATGGTCGCTTACCTGTACGCAAAAAACATAAAGATATGAAAAATGGTCGTGTTTTTATAAACATGGCAAAGCTAACAGTTGAAGCATTGTCAGACTGTGACATCTCGCTTAATGCGTAATTAATTATTCGCTTTAGGAGAATAAAAGCCATGTTTGATTATCAAGCTTCCAAACAATCACACTTTGACAATGCATGTCGTGCTTTTGCGATTACTCACAAAGGTGACCTTGTTCAGATAGCGGAAGCAATCGGCATGAATCCGCAAATGTTGCGTAACAAGTTAAACCCAGAACAGCCGCACAAGTTTACTTGGGATGATTTGATTAAGGTTACTGAAACAACAGAAGACGCAACTTTAATTGATGGTTTATTAGAACAGCTTCAATGCCAGCCGTCTGTACCTTTGAATAATGCGACTGAGGGAAATTTCCCTGCGTATATTCTAAATGCAACGGCAGAGGTCGGAAAGTTAGCAAGCCAAGCGGTTTTAGGTGGTCATATTAATAATGCCCGTTCCGCTGAAATTAAACAGAGCGTAAATAATGCGATCCGTTGTTTAGCATTAGTTGGTGTGACAATTTCAGCCCGTTTACATTCATCCCCTGCGTTTGTATCAGCAATTGATACCGTTGTGGGATTCAGTCAAGTAATGGTGTGATTATGACTCAAGCACATAAACAGCAGTACAAGTATAAAGTCACTGGTGACTCATTTAAACGTTTAGAAGAAATCAGCGTAAACAAAAAAGATAGTTCATTAAAATATATTTTTCCCGTTATTTTGTTCGCAACTGTTTATTTAATTTCTAGAATATAGGTGATTACTATGCAACAGAATCCAGCAATACTTGAGCAACGTTACATGCCAATGTCTATAGGTCAGCGTGTACACGGTATCAATAAAGTATGTGAAGTTAAATCTAAAACGTCGGGATTAGAGAATAAAGAATTAAAATCATTTATAAAAGAAATGCGTGACCGTTTTAATGAAGACCATGCAAATAATAAAAAGCTTTTAGCTATTATATTTTTCATGGCTGAAATTGATAAGTCTAGACATGGTTGTCAATTTGAAGATTTCACTTCAAAAGAAATATTTAATATTGTTAAAGCCATTAATTATATTAAAGGCTCAAGCGCCTTATTACCTAAAAATTTAACCTTACCACTCAACTAAATAATACCCAATTAAATAAATGACGTTAGCACGTCAGGGAATCTTACACTCTAAATTTAGGAATTAAATAAATGAATATACCAGAACCAACATTCACACCTGTATTAGATGCGACTTCAAATGATGCGATTTTAATTGATGGTCATATTAACTGGAATCGTAACGATGAACGCAAAGTTTGCAATGACCGTTACGCTTCTCGCCTGCGTAAGCTTCAAATGTATGTGCTGCAAGAAAAACCAGATTATGCAGCAATCAGCCAGTTACTAGAAAGCGAAATTAGTCATATTGAAAATCAGGAAACATCCAATCGATACGTTGAAAAGTATATGGTCAAAAATGAGCAGTTCTAAAACTGCTCTTAATAATCATTTAAATGTGAATTGGCTGTCGTACTTACCTGGGCTTAAATTATCGGCAAACAAATCCGTTAAGCCTAATGCAGCCAATTTATCAACTAAGCTAAGGTATGAGGACATTCCATATGTTGTTATCACTCTATAGATTTCTCCATTTTCATTTTCAATTACAACCACCATCGGCCCTCCTCCCAATTCATTTTTTGATACTTTTTTAGCTATTTTGGAGATTTTTTCCTCAAGTTGACTTCGCTTGATGTTATCAATGTATGAATCGTCCATGGTAACTCCTCTATGAGTTTTAGAAAAATACTGAATATGCTGAATCATTATCACAGATATACCAACAAAAAAGAATTAACTAAACATCACGGACTAACAAAATGAGCTCGAACCAAGAACACAATAGCGACGTATATATTTCAATACGTCGCCAACAAGAAGAAAATAAGCCAGAGTTGCCAAAATCAGCGACTCTGGCTGAACGCATTATGTGGGATGCTAATAAAGATGATGCTGAGTGGCGTCATGAAATTATTTCGCATGTTCCCGATTTCCTATCAATTTACTTTGCCACTAAATACGCACGCCTTTTTAATCAAAAGGGTCGTCGTCGTGCCAATGAGTTTTTACGCAAAACCGCTAAGAATGTATTGCCACGATTCGAACGGGTCATGAAACAGTATGAGTTTAAGCATCGTGTTTCAGGTGATAGACCATTCCCTTTTATTGAACAACTCGAAAATATTGCGCAGTTAGATAGAACGGTTATCAAAACCTTAGCAAATGATATTGCCAGTTTTATGAGTGATAACTATGAAGCTGCAACAAAGCAATACGCCAACAGCGACCCAAAAGATGAATGTGAAGCCCGTCAGCGTCTTGATAAAACTTACGCTTTCCTTGCTAAATTAACATTGCAGTCGGGCACACAGCCGCCATATTGGCAGCAATTTATTAAAGGCAGAATTAAACCAAGTGAAGATAAACTTTGCGCGGCATTACTTCGCATGTTTGATGTTTCTTGGTGGTATCGTCGCTTAAAGCGTTTATGTGACCTTAAACGTGAGCACCTTGCTATCGCGATTGGTCAAGTTCAGAAATCCGCATCCCCTTATGTTTCAAAAACAACCTTGCATCGCTGGGTAGAGCAAAAGCGTTCAAACTGGCAATTTCTTAAAGACTTTGAATTGCAAGACGAAGACGGCAACCGAACCGAACTTACAAAAATGGTTTTAGGTAGCGTGGCAAACCCTGCCGTTCGTCGTTGCGAGCTAATGGCGCGTATGCGCGGGTTTGAAGACCTCGCCAAGGAAATGGGCTGTGATGGTGAATTTTACACAATGACAGCTCCATCAAAATACCATTCAGCCTATCAAGCAGGCGGATTTGTTGATAATTGGAACGGATGTGATCCAAGAGCAACTCAAAAGTATCTATGTAAAACGTGGGCGAAAATACGCGCAGCTTATAGCCGTGCAGGTATCCGTGTTTTTGGTTTTCGTGTTACTGAGCCGCACCACGACGGTACACCGCACTGGCATATGTTGCTGTTTGTTATGCCTGAACATAAAAAACAATTGCGTTCTATTTTTAGTCACTATGCACGTTTAGAAGATAGAGACGAACTTACTACACCTAAAGCATTAAGAGCCCGTTTTCACGTTGAGCCTATCGACGAACGTAAAGGCAGTGCAACAGGCTATATCGCTAAATACATTTCAAAAAATATCGACGGTTACGCAATGGACGATGAAGTCGATAAGGAATCAGGCCAGAAGTGCAAAGACATGGCGCGTGCGGTTTCCGCTTGGGCTTCACATTGGAAAATTCGCCAGTTTCAACAAATAGGCGGTGCGCCTGTGTCGGTATGGCGTGAACTACGCCGCATGGGTGATGATACCGAAGCATCAACAGGTTTAGATGTTGAATTTGCCGAAGTCCACAAAGCAGCAGATACCAGCAATTGGAGCGAATATACCAAATTGCAAGGCGGTGCATTTGTACGTCGTGCCGACCTTATCGCCCGTCTTTGGTATGAGCGTGAGGAAAAGACCAACGCATATGGTGAGCCCGTCGATTGTATCAAAGGGGTTTACTGTACTTTGGTGGGGAACGACTCCCCAATTATCACACGTATTAAGAACTGGCAGATTGTGCCGAAGTTAGCCGAAGCGACAGCGGAGGCTGGTTTTGATGGCGCGATTAGCGCCCCTTGGAGTTCTGTCAATAACTGTACGCAGGCACGGAGGACGATTAAAGACAAAGAAACGGTTATTCCCGATATTGTGAGAAAAGCCAAAGAAATTGGCATCACTTTAGACCCTGAAAAAGACCCTTTCATGATCCATTCAATAGCAAGAGGGGCAATTTATACAGAAAACGGCCAAAGCGTGAAGTTTCATGCTAATGGCCATATCCAAAAAATCGTATTTAAGTCAGATAAAGTCAAAAAATCACTGGCTCGGTGTGAGTCGGCTATATCTCGAATTCATCAGAGGATAAAAGAAAATGGCAAAAACAGCAGCGGAGCGCAAAGCGGAACAGCGTAAGCGACAAAAAGACAGTGGCGAAACGAAATTTGAGCTGATGGTTGATAGTCAAGAATTGGAAATGTTGAAAAATAATTGTGCTATTCGTCGACCAGGGCGGGAGCCTTACGAAATGAATGAGTACATTCAACTATTAATTCGCCAAGATACTGCTCGACTAAGTGACAAAATTCACGAGTTATCAAAATCAACCTGTAAAAGATGCGGTGAACAATTGCCTGTTAGTCAGTGTTGCTTATCGGGTGCGGCTGATTGTTGGAATACAAACGGCTGGCATGATTTGAAGTTGGATAATATTGCCGTGACATGTCACGAAGCGGATAGTTTATAAATGAATCACATAACCCTGTAATTCAAAAGAAATTTTAATTATTTCTGATTTACAGGGTTTCCCAATGACTTTATTTATGTATACTGTATAAATATCCAGTATACAAATGGGAATTTGAATATGAGCGATTTATTACAGGAATCGGTAGCGTTTGAGCGCATTAGTGTTATTGCAAAGCTAGGGAGTTTAGAGGGTTGCAACCATTATGAGCGTCAAGTTGTACTCACACTGATTACTGAACTTGCAGACGGTGCAAGGGAAGAAATAGCAAAAAAAAGCAATCAAAAAATTAGGCTGCTAAATAGCAGCCCTGATGTAAATCAGCAATCATGCACCCTTTGAGGTTAATAACCCTAGCGCCAGTTGGCGCTGTTCAGGGTTAAATTTTTCAATCATGGATTGAATCAAATCATCTGAGTGGGCGCTAGGGCTGATTGTGTGACTAAACGTTAGATTTAAAACATAGGTGTGACCGCATTCAACATCATTACAGGCGCAATAAAGGTCTGAAATTTCACGATGTTTACGATTCGATTTGCGAATTGTCGCGCGTTGGCCGCAAATGGGGCAGAATATTTTTAATACTCGCACGTTCCAGACCTCCGATTGTTGATAACGTCTTAATTTTACCCTATTTTTAGACATTATTCATTTTCCTTAATGATATTTTGACGGAAATTTAATTTTAAAGACTCATTTCTACCGATTTCACTATTAACCGCATTCATAAATAAATTTTGTACGGGGATAACTTCATCTTGTCGATAGGCTTCTCTTGCTTTTAAGGGGTCACCTAAGCCGCCAGAGCCTAAGCCGGGAATGATGCCAGCAAGGCCTGCGGGGAAGCGGTGAGCATTCAAGATATCTTGCGCACTAATACTTTTCACATTGCTAAACTCATCGTTTGCAGAGATATCCCCAACGGGAATAAATTTGATGCCGTCAGGGTCACCATTCGGCACACTCACAAACATAGTTTCAAAATTACCAATCCCTTTGCTTTGGCTGAGTTTTTGGATAATTTGTTCTTCTACTTCGTCGGTCATATTCGGGTCATTACAGTAAATCATCCCGCCCGTGTGTGCCCCGTTATGGTAGTAACGACGACGAAATATAGTGGCTTCACTGTTCAGTAAAGCTGCGTGGATACCGCCAATATAGTCCGGTAAACCGTAGACTTGCTGTTGTGGGTCATACATCTTGATATAAATGATTTCATCAGGGGTATAAACTAGCGGCTCACCTTCTTGTAAAATGACAAAATCACCGTCTTTACGCCTACGCAAGTAAAGTGAGGGTAAAACCTCCAATCCGATGATTTCCCCCCAACCGTTACGCACTTTTAAAATGGCCACATCACCAAACAAAAAATAATTAAAGACAGCCGCTTTTAATTGCTCATGGGTTAAACCACCGCCAATATAATCACTGGTGACCATATTATGGCGGGCATAGAGAACGCCGCCATGTTGGCCATTTAAATTCACTAGCTGAGCAAGTGCTTCACGGTCTATTGGGGGTGTCCAGTGGTCAAAGTCATTGTCATACCAGATGTTTTTATAATCTGTATGTGTCGTTAGAATAGGCGTTGGCTTGCCCAGTGTGATGCTAAATCCTTTAGAGGGGGCTTTAGCGGGTTGCGCCATTTGCTTACGTGAATTCCGTTTCTTTTTCATTATGCAGCCTTTGGTAATATATATTTAGATTTGCGCTTTTTATCCGTGTTAAGCGGCTCTTTAATTACTGCGTGAGATGTTGCCCAGAAAACATCCGCGTGGCCTGTTTCTTGTGTTCTATCTGCGACGAATGTCATTGCACCACCTTTACCTGTAGTTGTGTGACGGATGCATAAAAATGACGCGGGGATTTCTTTCTGATCCATATCCCATTCAATGCGTTCTTCGTCGACAATATCTATCATTTTCATCACAAGTTGCGTTTTCATTTGCAGACTATAAAGAATGGGCTGTGTGATACGTGGCGCAAAATCTTGCACCATTTCATATACGGATTGACCTATCCCTGTGGTATCAATGCCAATATGTGTGAAACGATATTTCTTGGTTAAGTCTTCAATCAATTTTGCTTGATGTCGCCAGCTAAACCCTTGCCAATAAAATGTTGCCAATACCCGAAATACTTCGGGTGCCATCATGGGTGGTGCAACGATAACAAACGTTGATGTGTCGCCAGAGCGTGCAGGGTCATACCCGCCCCACACTTCGCGATTGCCAAATGGGCGCGGGTCGTCGGGTTTATGGTCTTCCCATAAATTTACATCAACGCCACATTTTTCTAGCTGGTCATATTTAAAAACGGATGCGCCACTGTCGATAAATACGCACATATACAACATGTTGAATGTATCAGGGTTGTAGCGTTGTCGTAGCTTATCAATGGACGCCAAGTTAAAGCCGCCTTTAATCGCATCTTCAAGGGTAATAACATAGCGCCATTGCCCATCAGGGCAATCACGGCCACCGTCGCGCATTTCTTTTTCACTGGGAAACTCAATTTTTTTACGCTTTGGATCATTGCCGCGCCATTCATCACCAATCCAAAATTTATAACCTGCATGCGTTTTAGAACTCGGTGTTGATAAATAAGTAGTACGCCATTTGTCGTGCGTCGCCATTGCTGATGCAACATCATTTAAGCGTTTAAAATCAGGTACCCACAAATATTCATCACAATATAAGTGACCGCTATAAGATTGCGCTGTGTTTTTATTGGTGGATAAAAAGCGTAATTCAGCTCCATTACTTAAACGAATTGGGTTACCTGTTAATGTCACCCCAAAAAATTTTTCTGCAATATTGACAATATAAGACCGGAAAACTTCGGCTTGTGGTCGTGATGCTGATAGAAATATCTGTGGGTCACCCGTTAAACAAGCATTTTCAAAAGCTTCAAAAGCAAAGTACCATGTCGCCCCGATTTGACGACTTTTTAAAATATTACGAATGGATTTTGTAATATTAATACGTAAATGCTTTTGATAACCAAACAGCATTTCATCAGCAAAGCGTTGGAAATCTTCTGGTGTCAGGCTAGAAATGTCATTTTTACGATAACGTTTCTTTTTCTTCGGTTCGCCAGTATCGTCAGAGACATAACCCCCCCGACCTTGCATATCCGAAACTTGTGATTTTAACGCTGCCATTTTTTCAGCGTGCTTATTCGCTTGCGCCATTAATTTAACGTGGCTAGCAATCAAGCGGTCTAACTCATCTAATTCAAGCTCCGTTTTTTTAGTTCGCTCGCTCAATAAAACAATGCGACGGTTAATTGCTTCAATCACACTCTCATGACTGAGCATGTCCGCCCAATTCCATTTTTCTGCCCAATAGTAAACAATCCGACGATTAGGCAGGCTCAATTCCTCCGCGATTTCCGCTGGAGTATAGCGTCGCAAATATAACGATTTTGCGACTTGTATTTTTGCATCCGTGTATTTAGCCATAGTAGATGCATTGTGCCCCGACCTTTTAACGCTGGCATTAAGCGGCTTTCGGCAAAGCATTTATAACCGAATCGAACTTGTCGCCAGTGAAAAAAATGTGGGCAATACTGAGCACCTAACGAAATGGAAGCAATAAACCCAAGGATGGGAGCAACATGTAAATATGTCTCAATTAATGACGAATTGGCTTTGTATTGCGACTGAGGGTGACACGGTTGATGGTCGTAAAATTGAAGCCGCATGGATAGAGGAAGCGGCAGAGCTTTACGATGTGAATTTATATACCGCCTGTATTTGGCCTGAACATGAGCGCTATTTTGGCTCAATGGGTGAAGTGTTAGCGGTTAAAGCTGAGAGAGATGATGAGGGGGTATTAAGGTTATATGCACAATTGTGCCCAAATCATCATTTGTTACAAGCCAATCGCGATGGGCAACTTTTATTTACCTCCGCTGAATTTACACCGGATGGAAATTTTAGAGGCACAGGCAAAACGTATTTAGAGGGGCTCGGGGTTACTTGTTCCCCTGCAAGTGTTGGAACAACACGATTACGCTTTAAATCAGGAAAAAACCAATATCGATACGGTTCACTGAAACCGCTTGTTATCGATGAAGTTAAACAGTTTAAGGACAAACCTAAAATGGCTAAAGAGAAAAAAAGCGGTTGGAAAAGTTTTTTCAATATCGACGATTCAAATGATAGCGGTTCATCTTCTACTGATGAGGTTACATTGGAAAACATCAAAGAAGCGCTTCAAGAATTCAATACACGTTTGACTAGTCTTGAATCTCGTCTTGATTCAACTGAAACAGATGTTGAAGAGGTTCAAGAAGACATTGAAGTCGTCAAAGATGTTGTTGATACCGCTGAATTCAAACAACTAAAAGACAACATTTCAAATATTGTTAAAAATTTCAGTAAATTAGATTCAAAAGTTACTAATTTACCTAACAAGAACCCGCGCGGCGATAAGAGTAAAGAAAAGCGTTTCAATCACTTAGTTTAATGATGCTTTGATTAAACTAAAAAATTGAAATTGGAAAAATTAGGAGAGGGATTTCCATGTTATTAAATCAAAAAGCGCGTGAGTTTCTACGTAATTATGCAATTGCGTTAGCAACCGAATCAGGTGTTGATGATGTATCGCGTTATTTCGCGATTACTGACCCAAAAGAAATTCAGTTGCGTGATGCACTGTTAGAGGAAGTTGACTTTCTCGGCATGATTAATGTGCAGTACGTTGACCAACTTCAAGGCCAAGTGGTCAGTACAGGCAATCCGGGTATTTTTACAGGTCGCGTTAAGGATGGTCGTTTTTCTCGTAAGTTAGGCGTTGATGGAAATACCTATCAACTTTATGAGACTGATTCATGTGCGGCATTAGAGTGGCACTTGTTATCCGTCTGGGCGAATTCAGGTAGTGAAGACGAGTTTTTCCAGAAAATGCAAGGGTTTACTCTGAAATCATTTGCATTAGACCAATTACGTATTGGATTTAATGGAACACATGTCGCTGAAAATACGGATCCGCATAAGTACCCAAATGGTGAAGACGTTAATATCGGTTGGCACGCACTGGCTAAACAGTGGCAAGGTGGTAAACAAGTTATCACTACGCCTGTAGTTCTTGATGAAAAAGGTGATTTTAAATCATTGGATGCAATGGCGTCAGATATTGTTAATACCTGTATTCCTCCTGAATTCCGTAATGACCCGCGTTTAGTGGTGCTTGTTGGTGCTGATTTGGTGGCTGCTGAACAATATCGCTTATATCAAGCGGCAGACCGTCCAACGGAGAAAATCGCGGCTCAAATGTTGGGAACCACAATTGCGGGTCGCCCTGCGATTATCCCACCATTCATGCCCGGTAAACGCATGGTTGTAACGCCATTATCTAACCTACATCTGTACACTCAACGTGGCACAGGCCAGCGTAAAGCTGAGTTTGTTGAAGACCGTAAGCAATTTGAAAACAAATACCTGCGTAATGAAGGCTATGCGCTTGAGTACTACGAATTATACGGTGCTTATGATGAAAGTGCTGTCACCATCGGTGAAGTGTTAGAGCCTAAGGAAACCGTAGAGTAATGCTATCACCAGCACAACGCCATCGCCAAGCTGTAGAGCTACGCCAAAAGCTAGAACGGCAAGAGGCCGTCACTATCGCTGATGGTGCCAGTATGCACTTACAAGCGAGGGCGATTGAGCGGGATGTCAAAAGACTGCGTGAGCAACCGACAACGGCTGACCGCGTGGAAATGAAAAAGCGGGAGTTACTCCCCGCTTATCTTCCCACCGCTGAACGCTACTTGTCCGAGGGGGAAATCTACCGAAACCCGATTTTTGCTTACTGCACCGTTTGGCTATTTGATATTGGGGATTTTGACAAGGGATTGGATTGGGCAGATATTGCCATTGAGCAAGGACAGCTCACCCCAGACAATTTCCGCAGTAATTTTCCGGCCTTTGTTGCTGACACTATCTTAGCGTGGGCAACATTAGAAAATGAAGCGGGAAACAGTATTGAGCCTTATTTTTCAAGAACCTTTAAAAATGTCACTGAAAAATGGCGAGTTCACGAAAAAATTAGGGCGAAATACTACAAATTTGCTGCATTGAATTTGCTAAGAAGCAATATCAATCAGGATGCGAAAGCCAGCGCAATTGATTGTGTTGATACATTGGAACAAGCAGCATCATACATGGAAAAAGCACGACAGCTTAATCCGAAAGTGGGTGTTGATACGCATTTAAAACGGATTGCTATGCGCATTCGAGCATTAACAGCCGAATAAAAACGACTACCGCAAGCCGAAACGGGCGCGGTGGAGGTATGACAATCATGTCATTAACTGCGGAAACCGGACTGCCCGTTTTTTTTAAGGATAAATTATGACATCAATTTTAACGTTATTTGGTTTAAGCGTTGCATTGTTTTTTATAGTTCTACTATCCACATATTATGTTTTAAAAAGTTGGAATTTATTTTGCTCATCAGCAAAGTTTAATTTTCCAGTTTTAATTAATTTTAAATCCGTAATTAGTCTTACTATAGTTTTATTATTAATTAAGAGTGTACCTAATTTATCAGTGTTTTTTACTGGGTAATAAATCATGCTCAATGGCAATGAATTAAATTATCAGTCCGTTGAAATAACGAATGATACTTTTTGGCCTGATATTAATTTAGCTGATTTTCAAAAACAGAGAAAAATACCGATTGATTTAGATAGTGAGTTATTAACCGATGCGCTATTAGCCAGTATTGCTGAAATTAATTTATCGCTTGAATCGTTAAAAAGTCGATATGTTTCGAAAGGCTATAGCACCGCAAATGATGTGCCGGGAGCTAAGACCAAAGGGCAAAATGCATTATGTGCACAATATAAAAAAGCACTCTATGCAAGGGCAAAGGCTGACTTAATTGGCGAGTTTAATTCTGTATCAAGTCGCGCTCCGAATCCAAAGCAAGAAAACCCAGAAACTAAAAACAGTTTACTTGCAGAAGCTGCGTTTGTTATTCGAAACATGAAAGGCTTAAAACGTGTCACGGTGGCAATGATATGAGCAAATTACAAAGTCTAACCAAGTTTTTAAAAGCGAATTTACCTGAGCGAGTTTGTCAGGTCGAATTCACTAGCGAAACGGACGAAATTCAATTTATCCGTGCGCATAAAGATTTAGGTTTAGACCAGTATCAAATGATGATACGCCAATGTGATGCGCTGATTTCTTGGGGGCGATTTCCTTATCGCGAAATTCACCCTGATTATATTCCCCTGCTTATTGATGCATGGGCAAGTGAACAAGATAACGAGCTAGGTAATAGCAATATTGAGCAAGAGCTCCCGTCAATGACGGTTGATGTTGACGATGAAACCGCCGTTATTGTTGTCTCTATTTCATTATTTGAGCCCGTTGTCATGAAAGAAGATCCAAATGGTATCGTTCCATTTGATGGTAAACGTTGGTCGCTGGCAGATACCGAGTTTGGTTATGCCGAACACGCTGAAATTTATAGCGACGTGAAAAATGATAATTAATGGTCAGCTTAATAAAAGCCAGTTTGCGGATATGCAAAAAGCCTTAAAAGGCTTGGAGTTGCCACCCAAAAAACGACAACGATTTTTATGGCGCATGGCGAAACATGGCGTAATTGCAGCCGCTAAACGAAATGTCAAAAATCAACAATCGCCAGACGGAAAAAACTGGCAGGCCAGAAAAAGCCCTTGGCGTAAAAAGATGCTGCGTAACATGCCTAAGTTACTGCACATTAAAGAAATGCCACAAGTTGAAGCAGTACGCATTTATTTACAAGGCGGCAAGTACCGTAATGGGGCTAAAAATGTGCCTGCTGGCGTTGTCGGATATGCCCAGCAACATGGGATGAATGTCACTATCAGCCGAAAGCAAGTGCAAAGTCAGCAAAATAGTGATCCGAACCGATTAGCGACCCGAAAACAGGCAAAGAAACTGCGCGACTTGGGATACCAAGTTAAAACAGGGAAACGGCTTAAAAAGCCAACGGTAAAACAGATAACAGAAACCATGTCTTTTAATCAAGCGGGTTTACTTATCAAAAAGTTAAGTGGAAAAACAGCGAAAGCCAGTTGGACAATTGACGTTCCCGCACGTGTTTTCCTCGGCATGAGCGACAGCGATTTTAAAAAGGCACTCGCAAGGCAGTTACAAGGGATTGGATTTGGCGCTGATGTTAAAGCGCAGGATATTAAATAAAAGGACTTAACTATGTGGCCTAACATTCAGGTTAATCAAGTCAATCAGTTACAAGGCGAAACCAAAGAAATTGAGCGTGTTTTGCTGTTTGTGGGCAAAGGGAAAAGCCATATTGGTGAAACCTTAGCCGTTAATACACAGACTGATTTAGATACATTATTGGGGGTAGAAAATAGCCCTTTAAAGTCGAATATCAAGGCAGCAATGGCGAATGCTGGGCAGAACTGGTTTGGTTATGTTCACGTCCTGCCAGAGAGCGCAGCCGAAACCGATTTTGTTGATGCGGTAATGAAAGCGCAATCTGTTGCCAGTGTTGAGGGCTATGTCTATATCGGTGACACCACGAAAGCCACCATTAAGGCCGCGCAAACACTCCGCGCAAATCTAATGGCGAAGTTTGGGCGCTGGACATGGGCAATTCTTTCTGTCGCAGGGTTACAAGCAAAAGAAACGTGGCAACTTGCATTAACGCGCCTTGGTGAACTTCAAAAAGGCGAAGCGGTTGAATCTATTCAATTAGTGCCCACGTTTTGGGGAAATGAAGCGGGCGTATTGGCGGGTCGTTTATGTAACCGTGCGGTTACCATTGCTGATAGTCCGGCTCGGGTGAAAACAGGCGCTTTGCTTGATTTAGGTAGCGTTGATAAACCTAAAGACGATAGCGGTGTAGAAATTGATTTAGCCACCTTGCAGGCATTGGAAAAACTCCGTTATAGCGTGCCAATGTGGTACCCCGACTATGACGGCATGTATTGGTCTGATGGTCGCACCTTAGATGTTGAGGGTGGCGATTTTCAAGCAATTGAAAATTTGCGTATTGTTGATAAGGTCGCGCGTCGCGTTCGTTTACAAGCTATTGCAAAAATTGCAGACCGTAGCTTAAACAGTACACCAAACAGCATCGAAACCCACAAATCCTATTTTGCTCGCACCATGCGTGAAATGTCACGCAGTGCAGAAATTAACGGTGTTACGTTCCCCGGAGAGTGCAAACCACCGCAAGACAATGACGTCGTGATTGTGTGGAAAACTAAAAATACCGTTGAAATTTATATCACAGTAAGAACGTATGAATGTCCGAAAGGAATTACGGTCAGTATCTTACTGGATGCTAGCTTGGAGAGCGCATAATGAGCCAACGTTTATCTGGTCAATCCTTTGACTTTAATATTGATGGTGACTTAATTCACGTCGAAAAAGTGAGCCTATCCATTACTGATAATACCGCAGCCGCGCAAACCAAAGGTATGCCCGACGGTTTTGTCGCGGGTGATGTGAGCGCAGAGGGTGAAATCGAAATTAGCACTAAATATTTTGAGATTATCGTCGCAAAAGCGCGGGCGGCAGGTTCATGGCGTGGGATTAAACCCATGGATTTCCTGTGGTATGCCAAGGCAGGCAATGAAGAAATGAAAGTCGAATCATTCGGTAATAAATTGATTTTGACTGATATTTTAGATACCGACCCAAAAGGTGGCGCACTCACTACTCACAAAATCAAATATCTGGTCACCAGTCCTGATTTTGTGCGTATTAAAGGCATTCCTTATTTGGAATCTGAGTTAACTCAAACCCTTATCGGATAATAGGGATAATTTGTTCATGGAAGAACACGAAAAAACATTTATTACAATGGTTATTATCGGGGCGCTAATTAGCATTGGTCAAATGCTAACAGGGGCTGAACCTATCACCATCAAGTTATTTGTGAGTCGGGTGATTTTAGGGGCGGCAACCTCTGTCGCTGCCGCTGCACTTTTAATTTGGATCCCCGACCTTTCACCGCTTGCTCTTGTTGGGTGTGCGTCCGCATTAGGGATTGCCGGATACCAAGCGGTTGAAATGTGGATTAGAAAACGTGGAAGCGCACTGTTAAAAGGAAAATTTAAGCAATGAGCAAATTACCACCAAGAGGCATTCGTAATAATAACCCCGGTAATATCCGCCACGGTGATAAATGGCGAGGTTTACACCCTGAGCAAACAGATAAATCATTTTGCCGATTTATCGCACCGGAATGGGGGTATCGGGCGCTGTTTATTTTAATGCGTACCTATGAGCGAAAACACAAGATTTGCTCTATTCGTGAAATTATTAATCGTTATGCACCGCCAGTGGAAAATAACACGGAGGGCTATATTCAGCGTGTCGCAAAAGAGTTAGGGGTTAGTCCTGATGATTGCTTATCTGTTATGCAAAAAGACGTTTTGTTTGCTTTAGCGGATGCCATTACTCGTGTCGAAAATGCGGGGCAGCAACCTTGGGGCATTGCCGAATTCGAAAAAGGATATGCATTAATATGACAAAACAACTCGCGCTGATAATTGCTTTATTGGCCTGTGCCTTTGGCGCGGGTTGGAAAGTCAACGGCTTATATCACGATAGCATTGAGCTAACCGCAAGTAGGACAGCAGCAAAAATCAAAGGGGATATTGAAAAGATATCGAGTGAGTCCGGTCAAAAGCTGGAAGAACAATTGGAGGGGATTGCCAATGCTGCCCCCAGAGAAATACGAACTGAAATTATTAAGCCTGTGTTTACTAACGTTTGTGTTAGTGATGAGTTTGTCAGCATGTACAACCAAACCGCCGACAATATCGAGCGTGAACTATCAGGAAAACCTGTTAAAAAAATGCTCGACGGACATTCCGAGACTCGCGGGAACAACAGGCCGTGATATCTCAGAGCCATTAGAAAAAATGGCTATTTTATACGGTCAATGTGCCGCACGGCACAACCAATTAACGGACGAAATCAGAAAGAGAAAGGAACTATCTCATGACTAAAAAAATTATTACGTTAACTATCAATGAAAAAGACGTTAGCTTTGAGCCAAATATCACGGCTTATAACGGCATGATTAACGATATGTCGATGGACAATAAAGTTGCTCCGCTCACCACTTATTTAAAACGTATTGTCACCGCTGAAAGCAAAGAATATTTAGACGAATTACTCAGCTTTCCCGGGGCTGCCGCACAACTTGCCGAAGCAGTAAACAAAGAATACGCGCCAAAACTGGAAATTAGCGTAAAAAACTAAAAAACCGTGTTCGTGCAATTGAGCGTAATGAGTTAGAGCAATTCATTGCGCTCAGAAAACACTATTTACCTCATGAGCCGGACACGGAAGAAAATATCGCTACTGCAATTTGGTTAGATAACCGTCACTGGGAAAACACGCAAGTTGCAGTCGCAAACGGAATTGTATTAGCGTTTAAAGGTGACTCATGAGCGAGTTAGATTTTACTCTCAGCCTTATCGACAATATCACAAAGCCTATTCGACAAGTGCAATCGGCTGTCTCTAATTTTGCTAGAGATAGCCAAGTCGCCTTTGGTAAAATTGCGGTAGGCGGTGCAGGCCTTGCCGGGGCGTTCTGGTCTATTAAAAGCATTCTTGACCCTGCCATTGAAATGAATGACGCCATGATGAGTGCATCATTACAGGGTATTGATGATGGCATTATGTCTAAAGTGTCTAAAGACGCCCTGAAATTCGCATCCCAATACGGAAAATCATCCATTGATTTTGTCAATTCCACTACGGCAATCAGCAAAGCCATTAACAATGTCACACAGCAAGATTTGCCGCAATTAACCCGTATTACCAATACGACAGCCGCTGCATTGAAAGCCACATCAACCGAAGCCACCGAATACATGGGGCAAATGTTCAATCAGTTTGAAAACCAAGCCAATGCCGTCGGTCATATTAAATTTGCCGAAGATTTGGCAGGTAAGGCCGTGTATATGTCAAAAGCATTTGGCGTATCAATGGCTGAAATAACAGGTTTGATGGAGGGCGCAAAAAATGCAGGTACGCAATTTGGCGTCGGGATTGATGAGCAGCTTGCGGTATTGGGTGAACTGCAAAGAACGTTAGGCGGTGAGTCGTCGGGAGCGTATGAAGCATTCCTCAAAACAGCGTCCGATAGCGGTAAAAAACTCGGCATGTCATTCGTCAATGCGTCAGGTCAGATGTTATCCATGCCTGAAATGCTGGATAAATTGCAGGCCAAATATGGCAAGAGTATTGAGGGCAATTTAAAAGCCCAAAAAGAAATTGAAGCGGCCTTTGGTGATTCTGCCGTCGTGGTCAAACAGCTTTATGGCAATGTTGATATTTTGCGTAAAAATATTGGTTTCTTAGGTGCCAGTGATGGAATGAAGCGCACCACGGAGCAAGCCGCAAAATTAGCCAATCCGTGGGAACGGCTTATGTCTATTTGGCAATCTATCCGTATCGCCATTGGTATGACGTTATTACCTGTCATTACCCCATTAATCGATAAACTCGCGGAAGGCGGTCAAACCCTTGTACGATGGTTTACGTTATTCCCTAATATCGCGCGGTGGGTAGGTTATTTGGTGACAGGGATTGTTGGCATAGCTGCCGCAGGGGCGATAGCAAATATTGTATTGGGTATTTCTAAATTTATTTGGGCAGGATTAACTGCTATTTGGAAAATCAGCCTAGCCACGTTGAAATTAATCCCCGGTGCTGTTTGGTTAAGTAACGTAGCCATGAAGGCATGGAACGGCACAATGAACTACTTGCGTCGTACATTAATTGCATTACGGCTTGTTACTGTCACTACGGGTGGTGCTATTAGCTTTATGACATGGCCTATGCTGTTAGTCGTTGGCGCTATCGCCCTACTCGCTTATGGCATCTATAAACTTATTAAACATTGGGATGCAGTAAAGGCCGCAATAATGAACACGACAGCGTTTAAAGTGGTGGCAATAGCTGTTCGCATGGTTGGATTAGTTGCCGCACAAGCGTGGGAATGGATGGCACAAAAATGGCAAGAATTTAAAGACTATTTCGGTGATACCTTGGTTTTCAAAACTATTATTGCCATGTCTGAACTAATTAGCCAAGCGTTTAATACCGCATGGAATGCCATTGCAGATGGTTGGGCGACACTTTGGGGCGCATTTGAAAACTTCTCACTAATTGACACATTCGACAGCATGATTGAGGGTGTCGTTAAGCTGTTCTTTGACGCATGGGAAACTATCGAATCATCCTTTGCTAAAACGTTTAACGGCATTATCGACCTGTTAAATTATCTGCCGGGTGTCAATATTGAAACCAAAACCACCGGAACCGTTGACGGCTCACCCGCTCCAGCAGGCGCGGCAGGTTTATTAGTCGGTGGGCAACTTAGTGGTGTAGAGAAAGGCGGCATTAGTCGGCAAATCAGCAATAACCGAACCCAATCGATTGATAACAGCAAGCGATACGATACAGTAAATATCAATGTGACAAACGGAATGTCACCAACGGATTTAGCGGAATGGACTGCGCTGGAAAATGGATAATTTACTCTACATTGATTTATTAATTTCAAACCGAGATTTGACATTAAACTCCGGCAATGAGCCGGAGTTATGCAATAACCGTCAATCAATCACCCAAGATGTGGCACACCGCATTATTGAAAGCGGACTCGCCACCCAATTAGTGGCGGAGCGTAGCCCAACATTACGCGCAGACATTCGCACGCAAATGGAAATCTTGGTTGAAAGTGATGAACGGTTAGTTCCGGGTACCGTTGTGATTGATGAAGAAAATACCAAACGACTTTGGGTAACGGCTGATACTTATGATTTTGGCCGTATCAATTTAGGGGTAAATTATGAACAGTAAAAAAATCCCTGAAATTGATTATGAACAGGTCTTACGTGATAGCGGGATGCCTGTCTCAGAGGAAGAAATTAGCGATAAATTTGCGGAAATTGTTCACGATGAGGGCTTTGTTACTAACACCTCGGACATGTCACCGTTTTGGCGCCTGATTAATACCATCGTAACAAAGCCTGTTCGCTGGCTCACGGAAGCATTAATTAATGTCACCTTGAAAAATATGTATTTAGCTACCGCATCAGGGCAATGGCTAGATATGTTTGCATGGGGCGTCAATTTAACGCGCAAACCTGCCACCGAAGCAAAAGGCGTCATCCGTTTTTATCGTGCCGCAGGTGCGGGAACAGTCACCATTCCAGCCGGAACCATAGTGCAAACAGAGCGTATCAACGGAATTATTTACAGTATGAAAACCGTTGAAACGCAAGCGATAAATACCGATAGCGCATTAGTGCCGGTTATCGCTGAAAATGCCGGAGGGGCTTACAATCTTGCTCCTGGTTATTTTCGCATTTTACCCGTGGCGATTGCAGGGATTGAGCGTGTTCAAAGTGAAGAAAATTGGTTATTAGTACCGGGTGCGAATGCAGAAAGTGACAATGATTTGCGTGACCGCTGCCGCAATCAATACAACTTAGTCGGTCAATATCATACCGATGCGGTTTATCGCGGCATGATAGCGAATGTTGTTGGTTTGAGTATTGACCGTATTTTCTTTTTACATGATGCGCCCCGTGGCGCAGGTACCGCCAATGCGTATTTGTTATTGGACAGTGGCGTCACCAGTCAGCCATTTATCGACAAAGTGAATGATTATATTAATGCACAAGGCCACCACGGACACGGTGATGATATGCAGTGTTTTCCCATGCCAGAAACACAGCACGTATTAAAAGTGACTTTATTTGTGCAAAGCGTGGAAAACTTCACGGCTGAGGAACTGCAAAAACTTAAACAAGATACGGGTGATTTGGTGCGTTGCGCCTTTCGTGAGAACACCAATTATGACGTTAAAAAAACATGGCCATATTCGCGTTTTTCATTCTCAAATTTAGGTCGGGAGCTGCATAAACAGTTTTCCGTTCTGGACTCTATTGTGTTTAGCATTCCCGACATTGTCAGTGATTTAAGCGTACCCCGCCTAAAATCGCTCACGATAGAGGTGCAAAATGCCCGAGTTTAAAGCGCGATTAAAGCGATTGCAGTTGCCGTCATGGATGAACCTTGGTGAGCTAGCCACATTATTACGAGCCGCAAAGCGATTTTGGGAAATGGTTTATAGCTGGTTAACGTGGCCTTTGGCGCAATTAAACCCCGATACATGCACCGAGCCATTATTAAACTTGTTGGCCTATCAGCGCGATATCCACCGCTTTAATAATGAACCGTTGGATTTATACCGTAAGCGCGTGAAATATGCATTTATCAACGCTAAAGACTCCGGCAGTGTTGCAGGATTTATTGAGATATTTAAACGCCTTGATGTGGGCTATGTCGAAATTAATGAGCGACAGCCGGATATTGACTGGGATGTCATTATTTTACGGGTCAGCGACGGGCAAATAGCGAATAACCCTGATTTGTTGCTGCAAATTATCCGTCAGTACGGGCGAACGTGCAGGCGCTATCGCTTTGAAGTCATGGTGGTGCATGAGTTAGGAATGCGCGTGGGCTTTGTTGAAGCCGATTATATTTGCTATTACGCCACGCTCCCAAATCAGCCGTTATTTATTCGAATTGGACAAATTACCGCGTCAAGTGAAACCTTTGGCGCATCATTAATGTAAAGGACTACATTCATGGCATCAGTTATTACAGTTGCTTTCGAAAATTGGAAAGCCCAAGAAGCGGCAAGCGGTAAGGCCGTGTTGTTGGATGAATTCGTGTTCGCCAATGTGCCGAATTTAGACCCAACACAACCGATTGACCGCAACGAAAAGTTACCCCCTGCAAATCAAATTGTTCACCGTCAAGCGGTCAATAAAGCAGGTTTAGCCAGCGAAAATGCCGTGGCCTATAGCGTCACATTGGGTGCAGAAGTCGGTAACTTTGATTTCAACTGGATAGGCTTATTAAATAAAGCATCCGGCACGGTTGCAATGATTACCCACGCCCCTATCCAAAAGAAACTTAAAACCCAAAATGGGCAGCAAGGGAACGTATTAACCCGCTCATTTATCTTGGAATTCCAAGGCGCAGCCGAAGAAACCCAAATCAAAACCAGTGCGGAAACGTGGCAAATTGATTTTACTGCGCGTTTGTCGGGCATTGATGAAATGCAGCGCCTAATTAATGTTGATAGCTATGGCGCGGCTGCATTCTTTAATGATGGTTTTGAAGTCACCCGCAGTGGTGAACAATACACGGTTAAAAAAGGCTTGGGCTATGTGGGCGGTTTGCGCGGTGAACTGGCACAAAACCAGATTTTAAATGGTCTGCGCAATACTAAGGTTTACGCTGATTTTTCTTATCAGGGCAACATTGTTAGTCAATGGAATACCGTTGTTAAAATCACATCAGCAGCAACATTAAATAATTATATTGATGCGGCTGGATTTACTCACCAAGTATTTGCCATTGCTAACATTGATGCATCAGGGAACGTAAAAGATTTACGTTCAATGGGGGCGTTAAGTAGCCAAGAAATCAGCGCATTAGAAACTCGTTTAAAATTAGATTTAAGTAAAAAAATTGATAAAGCCAATATTACCCATCAAATGGGGAATAGTACTGAGTTGGTGGTTAGCCAGCAGCTTCTGGCTACCGAATTAGGCAAGAAACAACCAGCCGGAAATTACGCCCCAGCGGGTGACTATGCAACCAATGCAGCATTAAACAACGGCCTTAATTCTAAAATGGATGCAAGGTTCATGAATACCGGAGTTGGTAACGATGTAACGTGGAAAGGACAACACGCATTTACACAAGTCGGTATTGGTGAGGTTGGAATGGGTGGTAAGCGCATGTGGCTTACATTAGATGGACTTTCTATGAATCCAACAGGTAACAGTTTTTATAACGTTACATGGCCTGAAAGAGCAGGAAATTTAATGATCCATGGCGATTTTGGGATCGGTAGACAATCAGTTTATGCATCAATAGATAATACCCCTCCAACAAAAACAGAATTTAGAACATACGGTGCATCAATAACGAATAAGCTTAATAAAGACTTAGTGGGAATGAGTTTATCTTGGGCTGCCGCTGGTGCAGGACGTGCAATAAAAGTGTTTGCTTGCGAGGGGGGAAATGCGGCATATCCTAACTGGTACGGATTAACATACTCAGATAGCGCCACGATTCCCTATACTCAAATGTTTTATACATCAGCGAATACACAAACTGACCACAACGGCAATGTAAAAATCCCCGGCTATCTTGAGCGTAGTGATTATCCTGTAGGGTGTCCAATTCCGTGGCCGCAATCAAGCTCCCCTGCGGGGTATTTAATCTGCAATGGGCAAGCATTTAATAAAACCACTTATCCATTGCTTGCTAAGGCCTATCCATCGGGAATATTACCCGATTTACGGGGCGAGTTTCTACGTGGTCTTGATGCGGGGCGAGGTGTTGATATAGGTCGAACATTTTTATCATCACAACTCGATGAAAATAAAGAGCATAACCACAGTGTTGTTTTAAAAAATGCAACAGGAAACGGTTCTAACGACCAGCATGCAATGAGAACCCTAGCGATTAGCGTTTCAAATTCAACGTATACAACTGAAAAATCTGGCGGCAAAGAAAGTCGTCCGCGCAACATCGCATTTTTATATATAGTGAGAGCAGCATAATGAAAAATTATAATTTAGATATTGAACAAGCCGAAATTGGCGACAATGGTTTAGCAACAAAATCCGGTTGGATTAAAGTCTATATTGCAGACCCCCACACGCGCGAATATTTAAACGCAAGCATGGAGAATATTTATTTTGATGTGAGTGTATCCGCTGGCGCTTATATCGACGCACCTGAATTACCGACAAAAGCGGGCTTTGCGGTGGTGCGTAGTGAAGATGGCTCTAAATGGGAAATCGTAACAGATAACCGAGGTAAAACAGCGTACAGCACAGAAACCCGTCAACCGATGGACGTTGATTTTATTGGTGAGCTACCAAGCAATTTAACATTGTTAGTACCAAAAACTGAGTTCGATGTGTGGAACGGTAAAAAATGGGTAACAGATACTGATGCGCAAAAAGCGATGCTAGTCGAGCAAGCAGAACAGGAAAAAACTCAGCGTTTAGAAGAGGCAGAGCAAAATATCTTAATGCTTGAGCGCAAAGTGCGATTAGGAATGGCAACCGCTGAAGAAATTGAACTTCTTAAGCAGTGGGAAATTTATAGTGTCAAAGTATCTGATATTGATACATCAACCGCACCGGATATCGAATGGCCAGTGAAACCATAGTTCACCCAAGATGGCGTAAATCATTGATGAAAATGTCCCCGACTATGTCGGGGTTAACATGTTCGATGGTGCCAGCACATCCGTTTGTCTACGGACTTGGGCAAAAAACCGATACAGGCTGCTATTTAAGCCCAACCAACGCCATTAACCATATTGCAAAGAAATTGGCAGGTGTGGGTGAAACTGACATTGTTGTCATGATGGTCTGCGCTAAATCACAGGTCGAATTTATGTCATTGTTGCAAGTGTTTTCGTCTGTATTTCCATTGCCTGTTTTCTCACAGGTGGAACGCATGGCAAAAACAGCGGCTAATCTGCAAGTCACCAAAATGCAATTGCCGGGCAAGCAGTTTGGTGACTTACCCAAACCGCAGGCACTATCAACATCAACAAGTCGGGCAACAATTAATGCCCAATTGATAGAACAGGCAAAAAATAGCGCAGGCAGCGCAAGCGGTATTGATGCAATGAAATCCGCTATGTCTGGCTTTAAATCAGCAAGAGAAAACGCACTTAAAGACATTGGCAATAAACTCACTGATTTACTCGGAAAATCCGTGGTTATTTGGAGCTTTACGGGTAAAGGAACAGGCGATTATTTAGCGGAACGGCTACAAAAGGATATCCCTGAACCAGACGCCATTTTTACATTAGCTACATTGTTCGCAGGAAGCGAACTGGCACCACTAAAGGGAATGCTTCATGATCCAACAAAATCAATCAACAGCACAGAACCCGACGATAACACTAGCTCTTGACGGTGAAGCTATTCCGCTGAAAAACATCAAAGTTAATTCATCAATTCAATTTCAAGATAAAGACCAGTCCGGCCAAACGTCCAGCACATCCGTAGCAGAGCAAGGTATTAAGCCGCAAGAGTTGCGTATAACGGGCGTGATTAATTTTATTGATGAAAAAATCCTCACGCGCCTATTTACGTTGGCAAGAGCCACTGAAAACGGAAAGTTAAAACGTTATCGGGTGGCAAACCACACCGCAAAAGCGATTAATTTTCGAATTGGTACTTTTACCAACAATATTGATGCCAGTGAAATTGACGGGCAGATGGCGTGGCAAGTCACATTCACGTTGCGAGAGCATTTATCCGTATCGGAGAAAAAAGACGCCAGAGCCGCAGCCCAAGTCAAAGCGAAAAAACAAACGGGCAACCCGAAAGCACCGACAGCTGCGTCAAAAGAAGAAAAAGACGAATTAACATGGTTTGAAAGTACAGTTTTAAAACCAATTGATGATTTTGGGAATAAATAATCATGAAACCGATTAGCCGTTGTTATTTATCCAATGATGAAGTCCATATTGTGGATGCTAAAATCATGCTTGAACTATCAGCCTGTGGTCGTGGGTTTCTGACGGTTGAGACAGAAAATGATTACACAGGTAAATTAGTTCGCTTTGATACGGGGTACACGGATTCATTGTATCGATATTTCACTGGATATGTTGAGCGGTCACAACCTGCCGATAATGGCTTTCAAAAATTATTTGTTCGTGAGCTCGTTGGCCTGTTTGATAAAATGTGGCCATGTTCATTCCAGCACCCTACATTAAAAACCATCACCGACTATCTACACGAAAATAGCGGCCTAACCTTTATTTTGCCCGATGCGCAATATATCAATACACCTATTCCTCATTTCACCCACAATGGTACCGGATATCAACTACTCACTAATTTAGGGGCAGTTTTTAGTATCACTGATTATGTATGGTACCAAATGCCCGATGGTAAAGTTTTTGTCGGCAGCTGGGTTGATTCGATGTTTAAAGCCGATAACCACGAAATACCTACAGAGTTTTCGAAAAATCAATCTGCAGGTAACAGCGCCACTTATCCATTAATCCCCGCTTTACGTGCTGGAACCGTGGTAAATAATCAGCGGGTTAATAAAATTCAGCTTGAAAATGACGATATTACGCTCTATTGGACAGCCGCAAATCCACTGACAGGGAAAGCCGAAAATAAGAGCCCAATTCAAAAACAAATTGATAAGGCTTACCCCGAATTATCCGCAGGTTTACATTTACCAAAATTCGCGCGAATTGAATCACCTAGCGAGTCAGTTAGTGCCGGTGATATTTCTGACCCATTCAGACCGAAATATGCTGTTGACGTGAAATTGCTAGATAGTGACGGTAACGAATCAGCCGCACCAACTTACAAAGCCGTACCTTTACCACTACCAATGGCAGGCGGTGAAAGCGGTATGTTTCAATTTCCACCCGAGGGAACATTAGTCGAAATTGCTTTTGAAGGCGGCAGGCCAGATAAACCGTTTATCCGGCAAACGCTCAGTCAAAATAATACCCTACCGGACATACAACCAGGGGAGCAATTGCAGCAACAGCGCAAAGAAGTTTTTCAGCGTGTAACCCAAGATGGTAGCTGGAACCGTGAAACTGACCAAAGCATTAATGAAGCGTCAATGTTACGTATTATCAAAGCGGACAAAGAACAGCGCGAATTAGTATCGAGGGAAACCACAGTACAGGCCAGCGACACATTAACCGTTTTAGGTACCAAGAAATTATTAGCAGGCGCAATACAGCAATTATCTGAGGGTGACTACTCAATCGCCACATCATCAAATTATGTCGCCAGTATTGAAAAAGACATGACCCTTGATGTTGGACAAAACTCAACTATCACCGTGGGACAAAAGCTGATAGAGAAAGTTGGACAAATAAAACAAAGTATCGCAGGCGAACAGCAACAAATTATTGCCCCTGTTGTTTGGATAGGTAGCCAGCAAATCAACGTCGCACAGCTAATGATAGACACACTTGATGTAGTGAAAGAATTAGCAGAACTCACAGCCGAACACACTCACAGCAATACAGGAGCACCATTAAACGCGCAAGCTATCAAAGGCACTGGCACCAAGTCAGACACATTGAATAAAAAGTATTCTCCTGTCATTGGTAAGTAAAGTTATCGTCCACCATTTGCCCACATCATGTGGGCTTTTTTATATTTGCAATATAACAGCCTATACACCACACAGGGCGCATCAATAATTATCTAACAGAACCTAATCATTAAATTGGATCACGTTTCCTGCATGATGCAGGCGAAGCGCAGCCCCCACGAAAGAAAAGATTTCACCACGTAAAACGCACTACACCGCACCCGCCTGCACAATTTGGATCTAAAAATTATTTCAGTTTTAAAATTCTACAAAACATATCGCCAAGCCGCGCCAACACTAGGGTATTGCAGAAAATCTCAAACTGAAATGTGTGAAAAGAATTTCAATAGATTTCAGTTTTTAGATCACGTGATGGATCGCGCAAAAATCACAACACAATGAAATATATAAATATTTTCTATTTTACGTGAGTTTTATTGGATCGCGATATTAGCCGCATAATTTCAAAAAGCCAGTAAACATGCGGCTTTAGAAGAAATGAAAAACTGAAATGAACTGGAAAATTATTTGGGGGAATTAGCGTGACATACTTAGAAAAAATAAATCACGCTGTGACATGTCACGAAAAAAACAACCGCTGCCATTTTGCTGCCACTGACTATTAAAAACAAAAAAGCCACTTCGTTAAAAGTGGCTTAATACGCTGATTTAACAGCTAAAATTTGGTGGCCCCTACTGGACTTGAACCAGTGACCAATCGATTATGAGTCGACTGCTCTAACCAACTGAGCTAAGGGGCCAAAGTGGAGAGGATTATACGTGTAGTTTTAGCTTAGGTCTAGTGTTTCGAAACCGTATGCTGAAATTGTGTTCAACTCAATCCCTCCACTTATAATTCAATGCGATAGCATAAGCAATTGCTATCATTTGAAAGTCGTTTCCTGCAATTTTAATGAGCTCTACTCTTTTTTATTTAAATCAGTTTCTCACGCCTTATCTATATTTAACTTTTACCAATATCAAATTAATAATAAAAACAACATCATAATGGCAACTAAACTTATTAAAAGCTCTTAATTCAAATAATTGATATAAAACAATATTTTTACATTCAGACCTCACAATATAGTTTATAGATAATTCGCATATAGGACAGAAATGATGAAAAAAGTACGTGTAGTTCAATATGGTTGCGGAAAAATGGGTAAATTTTTGATCCGTTACTTGTAAGAACAT